ACTGCGCACTGGCATCGTCGTATGCAGGACGCTTTTGAAGCAATTTATTGCCGACACAATTTCAAAACAGCTGTTCATGGTTTGCGCATGCTTGACGGTCGTGTGTTGGGAAATTACCCACTGGCGACTGCCGACAGTACAAATCTTGCCTGCAATGTCCCCAAATTTAATAGCAAATATCCTGAGCTTACGCGGGCTATTCAGGAGGCTGAGTATTCGCGCAATCTGACGGAAAAGGAGCTGAAAGCTGTCATTCTGAAAAACCGTTGCGCAATTTTAAAAGGTGCAATTGAAGCTGTTCGCCCACCTTCAGTTTCTGATTGGCTGTCGAATGGTTTGCAGCCTTCACAGCTCGAACTGGAGATTGCGTAATGAACTACAGCTATTCCTGGAATGCTGAGAAAAAAGCAATCAATCCTTACGTAGAGACAGAAGAGCAATCTTCAGTTTCTGCGCTTTCAAACCTGATCGCTCTGTACGCTGCCGATAACGAGCAGGAACACCTGCGCCGCGAGGTACTGAGTGATCAGGTCTGGGAGCGTTATTTCTTTAATGAATCCCGTGATCCTGTCCAGCGCGAAATGGAGCAGGATAAGCTCATTAGTCGGGCAAAGCTGGCGCATGAGCAGCAGCGTTTTAATCCAGATATGGTCATTCTGGCGGACGTCAATGCCCAGCCTTCCCATATCAGCAAGCCGCTGATGCAACGTATTGAATACTTCAGCAGCCTGGGCAGGCCAAAGGCTTATTCCCGCTATTTGCGTGAGACGATTAAGCCATGTCTGGAACGGCTTGAGCATGTACGCGACAGTCAGCTATCCGCTTCTTTTCGCTTTATGGCAAGCCATGAAGGGCTGGACGGCCTGCTGATCCTGCCTGAAATGAGTCAGGATCAGGTGAAACGCCTGTCCACCCTTGTTGCTGCGCATATGAGCATGTGTCTTGATGCAGCTTGTGGTGATTTGTATGCCACCGATGACGTTAAGCCAGAAGAAATCCGCAAGACATGGGAAAGGGTGGCGGCGGAAACCCTGCGTCTGGATGTCATCCCTCCTGCGTTTGAGCAACTGCGCCGGAAAAGAAACCGCCGTAAACCCGTGCACTATGAACTCATTCCGGGTTCGCTGGCGCGTATGTTGTGCGCCGACTGGTGGTATCGGAAATTATGGAAGATGCGTTGCGAATGGCGGGAAGAGCAGTTGCGTGCTGTCTGCCTGGTTAGCAAAAAAGCATCTCCTTATGTCAGCTATGAAGCCGTGATGCATAAACGTGAGCAGCGCCGTAAGTCGCTGGAGTTTTTCCGTTCTCATGAACTGGTGAACGAAGACGGCGACACGCTGGACATGGAGGATGTGGTAAACGCCAGCAGCAGCAACCCTGCGCATCGCCGCAATGAGATGATGGCCTGTGTTAAAGGTCTGGAGCTTATCGCGGAAATGCGCGGTGACTGCGCCGTTTTCTACACCATCACCTGTCCGTCACGTTTCCATTCCACGCTAAATAACGGCAGGCCCAACCCAACCTGGACAAATGCGACGGTAAGACAAAGCAGTGATTATCTGGTCGGCATGTTTGCTGCATTTCGTAAGGCGATGCACAAAGCCGGATTGCGGTGGTATGGCGTGCGGGTGGCTGAGCCGCATCATGACGGTACAGTTCACTGGCACCTGTTGTGTTTTATGCGCAAAAAAGACCGCCGCGCCATCACTGCATTACTGCGTAAGTTTGCCATCCGTGAAGACCGCGAGGAGCTGGGCAATAACACTGGGCCGCGCTTTAAGTCTGAGTTGATTAACCCGCGCAAAGGTACGCCAACAAGCTACATCGCGAAATACATCAGTAAGAACATTGACGGGCGTGGTCTGGCTGGCGAGATCAGCAAGGAAACGGGGAAATCCCTTCGTGATAATGCTGAATACGTTAATGCCTGGGCGTCTCTGCATCGTGTTCAGCAATTCCGCTTCTTTGGCATTCCGGGGCGTCAGGCTTACCGTGAACTGCGATTGCTGGCTGGTCAGGCGGCAAGGCAACAGGGGGACAAAAAAGCAGGTGCGCCGATACTGGATAACCCGCGCCTTGATGCCATCCTGGCTGCTGCTGATGCTGGTTGTTTTGCCACCTACATCATGAAGCAGGGCGGCGTACTGGTTCCCCGCAAATATCACTTGATCAGAACCGCTTATGAAATCAATGAAGAGCCGACCGCCTATGGCGATCACGGTATTCGTATTTATGGCATCTGGTCACCCATTGCAGAGGGTAAGATCTGCACTCATGCAGTGAAGTGGAAAATGGTTCGTAAAGCCGTTGACGTTCAGGAGGCGGCAGCCGACCAGGGCGCTTGCGCCCCTTGGACTCGTGGCAATAACTGTCCCCCTGTTGAAAAATTGAACCATACAGGGGGAGATCTGCCCGATATTAAAACCATGAATGAGCAGGAACTGCAGGATTACCTATACAATATGGGCCAGAAGGAACGCCGGGAGCTGACAGCCAGGTTGAGACTGGTAAAACCGAAGCGGAAAAAAGCATACAAACAGAGTATTTCGGAGCAGCAGCGTCTGCAGCTTGAAGCGGAATTGACTGCCAGAGGGTTTGAAGGTAGTGCATCGGAGATTGATTTGCTTCTGCGTGGTGGCAGCATTCCATCCGGGGCCGGTTTACGTATTTTTTACCGTAACCAGCGGCTGCAGGAAGATGACAAATGGCGTCAGTGGTACTAAGACTGCTGTTTAACATTTCGTGCTTTATTGACTGGTGTCAGTGTATCCAATTAACTGACAAAAAACAGTTTTACATTTTTTTGTTCCTATTATACTGTTCATATAAACAGTGGGTATATATACAGTTGTTGTGTATCCGTGTAATGATAGGAGGGAAGATGCAGGACTATCTTTTGGAGTCATTGAAGCTCCAGCGTATTGATTTTTTTATCAAGCTTGTAGCGGCTAGTGAGTGCAGCGATGAAGAAAAGCGGCTGGCTATCCAGTGGGTGTCTGAACTGACTGACGAGTTGATGGCGAAAATTCGCAGCCATGAATACAGCCGGTCAATGGACGTTACCAGTTAAAGGGAATCTGTATGCGCATTGAAATAATGATCGATAAAGAGCTGAAGATTAGCCAGGTCACACTGGAAGCCCTTGAATCCGAGCTTTACCGTAATTTGCGCCCTCTGTATCCCAAAACAGCAATTCGTATCCGTAAGGGCAGCGCCAATGGTGTTGAACTGAGCGGGTTAAAACTGGATGAAGACAAAAAGCGAGTGATGGAAATCATGCAGCAGGTCTGGGAGGACGACAGCTGGTTACATTAGGGAACGTTGCGGACGATAAAACTGGTTTTTACCGTTCGCAAGGTTGAGCAACGAGCCGTGCGAGGCGTTAGTTATGGATAAATTGGTTGCAGGGTGATATGTAAATAGGTTAATACGTAGCACTCTTCGAATAGTTTCGTATTTTTGTTGTCCTATAATTATAAGATGACAGCCTCCATGCACCACAATCCGTGGCGTTTGAGGCATAAGGAGGAAAATATGTCTGAACTTCTGCGCAAAGTTCTCTCTGCACCGGGTAAGATTATGCAGGATGTTATCCGTCAGGATGTGCAACAGTCTGATAATAGTAAAATTATCACAGATGCTAATGGTGCGGCGACCTTAAACATGAACAATAAGCAGGTACGTGAATCAATGCGTGCCAGAATGGAAGAATTGGCTGCAAAACGACAAGGATGAGGAATGGGACCCTTAGTTATCATGGTCGTCCTGGTTTGCGGGTTCTGGTACACCGAAAATCATTACCAGTCCCGCATCAGGCAAGCAAGAAGTAATGGTTGGAATTCCTATTTTTATGTAGCTATGCATGGTTGTAAGTTTGCTATTCAGGGGTTTACTCTGATGGCTGTTACATTCGTTAGCTTGCTAGTTATAAGCTCAGTTATCAATGTTTTTGGCTATTTTTGGCCTAGGTTACATGTGGACTTTTATTCATGGCTCACAGACGTAAAGATAATGTCTTACCCATTGTTCTTTGTGTTGTCTATGCTGCTTGCGGTGTTTATTGCTTATGACCAAGGTAACAATGCGCGAAGAGCAATAGAAAACGAAGAGATTCGTCAATCTGCATATCGCGAGATGGCAGCTCAAGATGGAATTGAGTCACTGTTAGTTCAGGCTATAGATGAAGGTAAGCTCATCTTTGTTACGCTAAAATCCAGAAAAGTTTACATTGGTTACGTAGCTGCTCCTCGGATGGAGCATCAGGAAACTCAGCATCTGGCTCTCATACCATACATTAGTGGTTATCGTGATAAAGATACGCTCAGATACCATGAGCAGCATCGTTACTATGAACTTTACCTTAGCAAAAATATTACAGCAGACTCAACTCCACTGAACTTAAATCATTTTAGGCATGTAATCCCAATGGATCAGGTTGAGAGTATTTCAATATTTGATACTGAAACTTATAAATCTTTCGAAGATTTTTCTACGCCTGACCAGACCAAAGTCACTGCATGACTATGCCGCATGAATATGCATGATCGTTTGAGGATCGTTTTTGCTGAGGCCCGCCAGTTCTGGTGGGCTTTTGCTTATGTCATGCACCTGCATGAAAATCGCTACAAAAAGCGGGCAGGCGTGGCGGGGATACGAGCGCGCGCTCACTGACAGTTTTCAGAAAAGTATATATAATCGCCTGAAAGATCTATACGTGCAGTGGAAATCATCAAATGGATAAAAGATATCAGGTTTTTGTTAGTTCAACTTTTGCTGATCTTGAAGAAGAAAGACAGGAAGTAATGCAAGCACTGCTGGAGCTTGATTGTATGCCAGCAGGAATGGAATTATTTCCAGCAACAAATAGTGATCAGTGGAGTTTAATAAAAAAAATAATTGACGATAGTGATTATTATATTGTTATCTTGGCAGGGCGTTATGGTTCAATTGGTCCTGATGGAATAAGCTATACAGAAATGGAGTATCGTTATGCTTTGGAAACTGGTAAGCCAGTTATAGGTTTTATTCATAAAGATAAAAGTAACCTCCCCGCAAAACGTTGTGAGTCAAACCCTGAAGGCGTAGAAAAACTAAAGGCTTTCGAAGAGCTAGTTAAAACAAAATTATGTCGTTTTTGGGAGTCTCCTGCAGAGTTAGGTAGCCAGGTTAGCAGAAGTTTGATTAGACTAATTAAAGAATGTCCTGCAATTGGGTGGGTTAAAGGAAATTTAGTAACTAATGATGGTGATGCAAAGGAAATATTGAAATTAAAAAGGCGAATTGAGGAGCTTGAAAGTCAACTTGTATCAAGTATGACTGAAGCGCCTGCAGGTGCAGAAAAACTATCTCAAGGAGATGAGCTTTTTGAATTGGATTATGAATTCTGTGTGTCGCCTACAGAATGGAGACATAATGGTGAAGAATATACCGATAAGGTCAAATTAAGCTGGAACGATATTTTTTCATATGTTTCGCCTTTGATGATAGATGAGATAGTGGATGATAAGCTATATAGTGCTTTAAATAACTGTGTGCGAAATGCAGTTCAAGATATCATCTATGAGGATTTTAAAGATATGAATTTATTATCTTTAAAAGTATCTAATTCTGATTTCCAAACAATAAAAGTGCAGTTTAGGGCGCTTGGGTTGATTATTAAAAGTGAAAAGAGTAGAAGTGTTAAAGATAAAGGTACTTATTGGACTTTAACACCGTATGGCGAAAATTTAATGACAACATTGAGAGCGATTAAAAAAACTTTGGTATAGATAACAAAGGCCGTTCATATATGAACGGCCTTTGTTTTATTGTGTGGGAAAGCTATATGATTCGAATTTTATAATAACTTTACCAAGCCATTTATTTACTTCTTGTATATGCTTTTGCAGTGGTGTTAGCTCATTTCGCACAAAGACGCGGCTGGCCTTCTCCACATCCCCAAACCCCCCGACATTATTAGGCATAATCCCCATCATTTGCGGCGGCACGCGGTGCGCAGCCATCATGTCATCACGGCTCACGTTTTTGATATTCAAAAACTCATCCTTCGCTGCGACTTCTGACAACGGGATAATCTGAAGTCCGTCCTTTTTGCCGTTAGGCGAGTACATAAACAGATTGCGGAAGTTGCCAGGGCCTTTGGCGCTTTTCATCGCATTGCGGAGGTTGTTCACATCCTCCTGGTTCTGCGCGGCATCGGTCATGTACATGATGAAGCCTGCATGACTACCGTTAATGTAATACTTGCGGCGGAACAGCGTGGCGGATTCGTTGAGCAGGGCTGACGGAATGGCAGAAAGATAACCGGGCAGGCCGTAGATCTCCTGGTTGATGTCCGGTTCCATCAGATGAAAAATACTGCCTTTCGTGAACTGATACGGTTGCGTGGTCATGCCGTATTGCACAAACCAGTAGGTATCCAGGTCTAACCCGCGTCGGGTGTATTTTGCCAGGGCAGGTTCAAGGGCGATAACTTCACCGAAGCGGTTCGTGCGTTTTTCCAGGTAGGCGTTACCAAATACCAGATAGTCCTGCACAAAACGTGAAAACGCCTGCTGGCTGAGCAACGGGTGAGGGATATAGGTGCTGGTCAGAATATTGCACTTTACTGCAATCGGTGAGCTGTGATGCACGGCGGCGCGGAAGGTTCGCGCCAGTCCGTCAAAACTCACTGGCGGCTCATACCAGCGATCTGTCTGTACGCATTCCACATAGTCCAGCAGTTCGCGGCGGTCCAGTACTGGAATGGGATCGCCGAAGCTGAATGCTTCGGCTGAAGTCTGGCTTTTATGCTGGGTCTGGTTCTGCGACGCAGCGCGGTTCTTCTTACTCTTTCCCATCAAAAAATCTCCACAATATTACTTGTATTGGCGGACTCGCCCTGCAGTGGTTCGTTAAACAGTGCGTGCATTGTTGCCCAGGCCAGATCGGCGTGGCTGGCTTCTTCGCTGCGGCTGGCTTCATAGGTCGGGCGGTTGCCGCTGGCGGTGGTGGCGCGACGGATTGCCATAAATGATTGCGCAATGTCGGTGTGCCCGGCGTCAAACTCCAGACGGCGGTGGCTGATAATGTCGTAGGCCTTGAGTACCAGCGCGTTTTTAACGTTGGGGTTGTAGACAAACTCCCGGACGGCAGGAAAGAACGCTTTCACGTTCTCATAAACCCCGTGACCGACGCCGGTCGAGTCGATGCCGATATAGGTCACGTTGTACTGTTCGGTCAGTTTTTTGATGGCGTCCGCCTGGGCGCGGAAGTCCATCCCGCGCCACTGGTGACGCTCAAGAATGCGGAACTTACCGCCCGGCACGGCTGGCGGAGCCACCACAACGCATCCGGCACTGTCGCCGTTCTGCGTACCTTTTGCCGGGTCATAACCGATCCACACCTCGCGCCAGCCAAACGGGCGCAGGGCCAGTGCATGAAAGTCGGTCCAGACTTCCCAGCTGTCCACCATGCACGCCTGCAGCTCGCTGAGCGGGAACACGGACGCGAGATCGTCTACGAACTCACACATCAGCAGGTTCTGGTATTCGTCCGGGCTGTACTCCATGCGCAACTGGTCGAGGTCGAACAGGTTACAGCCGCCGCGCACCGCATCTTCCACGGTGACTATCTGGCGGTATTGCCCGTCTGCGCACAGCAGGCCGGGGGCCAGATTGTTGTGGGACAGGTCGATGTCCACCTTATCGGCTTTGTTGCGCCCACGGTTGAACAGCGCACCGGACCAGAACGGATAAGCACTGTGTGTCAGGCTGGATGGCGTGGAAAAATAGGTTTGTCGCCATTTTTTGTGAATAGCCATACCGGATGCCACTTTGCGCAGCTCCTGGAATTTCGGTATCCAGAAATATTCATCCAGATACAGGTTGCCGTGGTAACTCTGGGCCGTGCGGGCATTGGTGCCGAGGAAGTAAAGCGTGGCTCCGTTAGGAAGCACCATCGGATCGCCTTTTAGCTCCACCTCGACTTCTTTGGCGAAGTCGATGATGTATTGTTTAAAGACGTGGGCCTGAGCCTTACTGGCAGAAAGGAAAATCTGGTTACGTCCGGTAAGCAGGGCGTCAATCAGGGCTTCACGGGCAAAATAGAAGGTTGCGCCGATCTGGCGAGACTTCAGCAGGTTGCGGATGCGGTTGGTTTTTCCGGCTTCCCACCAGTGGCGCTGGTAGTTGAACATGGAGGAATGGAAGATTTCTTCCAGCTTCTCAATCTGCTCATCGGTGAAAACATTCTTTTCCGGCTGACGGCGTGGGCCTTTGTTGCGGTTGGCGACGTTAGGGTTTAAGTCGGCTTCGTTACCGCCATTGTTAAACTTGCCGATCCGCGCGTGGCGCTCCGACTGGCGCGCCAGCAGGTCAATTTCTTTGAAATCTTTCCCTTCTTTGTGCTCCTTCATAATGAGCTGGCAGTAGCGTGCGGCGGTGGTGAGCTGCATCTGATCCAGCGGCCCATAGTCACCCCACTTGTCGCGTTTTTTCCAGCTGTGAACGGTTGCAACTTTCTCGCCCAGCATTTCAGCAATGCGGGCTACGCGGTATCCCTGAAAGTACAGCAGCATGGCCTGCCGACGGGGATCGAGATCTGCGGGTGTCAGTGTGGTGTTCATGGCACAAACCTACAGCCTTGAATGAAGGCTTTCCCCGCCTGCGGTTTGTGTGGTTGTCGGTACAAATACCGCGCATTGTTTCACTGCCCCCATCACCGCAACCATAAGGCTCCAGTAAGTTTTTTCTAACGGAGCACGGCTCATGACAGTGAAAGTAAAGCGTTTTCGCATCGGGGTGGAAGGTGCCACCACCGACGGACGCGAAATCCAGCGTGAATGGCTGGAACAGATGGCAGCCAGCTACAACCCGACGGTGTACACCGCGCTGATTAACCTTGAGCACATCAAGTCTTATCTGCCGGACAGCACCTTTAACCGCTACGGCAAGGTGACGGCGCTGTTTGCTGAAGAAATCACGGAAGGTCCGCTGGCAGGCAAGATGGCGCTGTATGCCGACGTTGAGCCAACGGAGTCCCTGGTGGAGCTGGTGAAAAAAGGCCAGAAATTATTCACCTCTATGGAAGTCAGCCCGAAGTTCGCTGATACGGGCAAAGCCTACCTGGTCGGCCTGGCTGCCACTGATGACCCTGCCAGTCTGGGCACTGAAATGCTGACATTCAGCGCCAGTGCAGCCCATAACCCGCTGGCAAACCGCAAGCAGAATCCTGCCAATCTCTTTACCGCTGCAGAGGAAACGGTGATCGAACTGGAAGAAATCCAGGATGACAAACCGTCCCTGTTTGCCCGTGTCACGGCGCTGTTCACCAAAAAAGAGCAGTCCGATGACGCCCGGTTCTCTGATGTGCATAAGGCCGTGGAGCTGGTCGCCACTGAGCAGCAGAACCTGAGCGCACGCACCGAAAAATCCCTGTCTGAGCAGGAAGAACGTCTGTCTGAGCTGGAGACTGCCCTGCAGGCACAGCAGACCGCCTTTAACGAACTGGTGAATAAGCTGAGTCATGAAGACAGCCGCCAGGACTACCGCCAGCGTGCAACAGGCGGTAACGCCCCCGCTGACACTCTGACCAATTGCTGATGGAGCACAAAACCTGATGAAGAAGAATACCCGCTTTGCTTTTAACGCTTACCTGCAGCAGCTGGCGCGTCTGAACGGTGTGGCAGTTGAAGAACTGTCCAGCAAGTTCACCGTGGAGCCGTCTGTGCAGCAGACGCTGGAAGACCAGATCCAGCAATCCGCCGCTTTCCTGACGCTGATTAACGTCACGCCAGTGACCGAGCAGTCTGGTCAGCTGCTGGGGCTGGGTGTTGGCAGCACCATTGCCGGAACCACTGATACCACCGCAAAAGAGCGTGAGCCTGTCGATCCGACGCTGATGATCGATGTGGAATACAAATGCGAGCAGACCAACTTTGACACGGTGCTGACCTACGCGAAGCTGGACCTGTGGGCGAAGTTTCAGGATTTCCAGGTGCGTATTCGTGACGCGATCGTGAAACGTCAGGCACTGGACCGCATCATGATCGGCTTTAACGGCGTGAAGCGTGCGAAAACCTCAAACCGTAGCGAAAACCCGCTGCTGCAGGATGTGAATAAAGGCTGGCTGCAGAAAATCCGTGAGGATGCACCGGATCACGTCATGGGCAGCACCACCACGGGCGGTGAAACCACACCGGGTGCGGTGAAAGTCGGGAAAGGTGGCGAATATGCCAACCTGGACGCCGTGGTGATGGATGCCGTCAATGAGCTTATCGACGTGGTCTACCAGGACGATGACGATCTGGTGGTGATTTGCGGTCGTGAACTGTTGTCTGACAAGTATTTCCCACTGGTCAACAAAGAGCAGGAAAACAGTGAAAAACTGGCTGCCGATATGATCATCAGTCAGAAACGCATGGGTGGCCTGCAGGCCGTGCGTGCGCCGTTCTTCCCGCCGAATGCACTGCTGATCACCCGTCTGGATAACCTGTCCATCTACTGGCAGGAAGACACCCGCCGCCGTTCAGTTATCGACAACCCGAAACGTGACCGGATTGAAAACTTTGAATCCGTTAATGAAGCCTATGTGGTTGAGGACTACCGCTGCGCCGCACTGGTGGAAAACATCCAGATTGGTGATTTCAGCGCCGCCGCAGCCGAAACCGGAGCGTAATCCATGAGCCTGAGTCCCGCACGGCAGCATCGCCTGCGCGTTCAGGCTGAACAGGCCGCCCGCGAGGGCGGCAGTGTTCGCCACGCATCGGGCTATGACCTGATGCTGCTGCAACTGGCGGAAGACCGCCGCCGTCTCAAGGGCGTTCAGTCCACGGTCAAAAAAGCGGAAATCAAGGTGGAGCTGCTGCCGAAGTACGCCGCCTGGGCAGAGGGTGTCCTGGCTGCCGGAGGCGCTCAACAGGATGACGTGCTGATGTACGTGATGCTGTGGCGCATTGATGCCGGAGATTATGCCGGGGCGCTGGAGATCGGGCGTCATGCCCTGCGTCATGGCTGGGTGATGCCGCTGGGTAACCGCAAAGTGCAGACCGTGCTGGCAGAGGAAATGGCAGACGCCGCGCAGAGCGCAATGCTTGCCGCCACCGGCTTTGATGCTGATCTGTTGCTGCAGACGCTGGAGCTGACAGACGGTCTGGATATGCCGGACCAGTCACGGGCGCGTCTGCATAAAGCGATTGGCGCTGTCCTGAGTGAAAGCAATCCGGCGTCCGCCCTTAATCATCTCAACCATGCGTTACAGCTCGATCCCCGCTGTGGCGTGAAAAAAGACAAACAGCAGCTGGAGCGCAGACTGCGCAATGACAGCCGCTGACAGAACGTGCCCCCGCGCACGGGCGGCACGGGGTGGCGAAAGGCACTGCCACATCAAAACCCCGTCCACCGCCCTCTATTTCAGGAGAAAGCAGCATGAAGTTTGTTGCGCCAGAACAGGCACCGGAACAGGCGGAAATCATCAGAAATACGCCGTTCTGGCCTGATGTGGACCTGTCGGAGTTTCGCAGTGTCATGCGCACTGACGGCACGGTGACGCAGCCGCGTTTAAAGCAGGTTGCGCTGTCGGCAATTTCGGAGGTCAACGCAGAGCTGTATGAGTTTCGCAGACGTCAGCAGATGCTGGGGTATGTGTCGCTGGCTGAGGTTCCGGCGGAACAGCTGGACGGCAAAAGTGAGCGCATTCAGCACTATTTCAACGCGGTTTACTGCTGGGCACGCGCCATGCTCAACGAACGATACCAGGACTATGACGCCACGGCATCCGGTGTGAAGCGAGGCGAGGAACTGGCGGAATCCAGCGGTGATTTGTGGCGTGACGCCCGCTGGGCCATCAGTCGGGTGCAGGATGCGCCGCACTGCACAGTGGAGCTTATCTGATGAAAGTGCGTGCGCATCAGTATGACACGGTGGACGCGCTTTGCTGGCGTCATTACGGGCGCACGCAGGGTGTCACGGAGCAGGTACTGAAGGCAAATCCGGGGCTTGCCGAATATGGCCCCTTTTTACCTCACGGGCTGCAGGTGGAGCTGCCGGACATTCCGACCACCACCTCCGTGCAGACCGTCCAGCTATGGGACTGAATTATGACGCTTGAGCGAATCAGCGCCTTTATCACGTACTGCATCGCCGTTGTGCTGGCCTGGCTGGGCGATTTGTCCATCAAGGATGCCTCAACTCTGGGCGGCCTGATGATTGGTGTGCTGATGCTGGCTATCAACTGGTACTACAAACACAAAGCCTACCAGCTTCTGCGCGACGGGCAGATCTCGCGGGAGGACTATGAATCCATCAATCGTTAAACGCTGCCTTGTCGGGGCCGTGCTGGCTATTGCTGCCACGCTGCCGGGGTTTCAGCAGCTTCACACCTCCGTGGAGGGGCTGAAACTGATTGCCGATTACGAAGGCTGTCGTCTGCAGCCGTATCAGTGCAGCGCGGGCGTCTGGACCGACGGCATTGGTAACACGTCAGGCGTCATTCCCGGCAAAACCATTACGGAACGACAGGCAGCAGAAGGACTGATTTCCAACGTGCTGCGTGTGGAGCGGGCGCTGGAAAGGTGTGTGAAACAACAGCCGCCGCAGAAGGTATATGACGCTGCGGTGTCGTTTGCCTTCAACGTGGGAACGGGCAATGCCTGCAGTTCCACGCTGGTGAAATTACTCAATCAGCGGCGCTGGGCGGATGCGTGCCGACAGTTGCCGCGCTGGGTTTATGTGAAAGGTGTGTTTAATCAGGGGCTGGATAACCGCCGTGCGCGGGAGATGGCCTGGTGTTTACAGGGAGCAAACTGAAATGAAAAAGAAATTAATCAGCGGACTGTTTCTGATGTTATGGATGGCGCTGTTAATCGCAGCAATGGTGTATCCGCAGGGGATCTTTCCGGTACTGGCAGCGTCCGGCGTTTGGGTAGCCTGTTTGCTGACATGGGCGGTAATTCCGGTAGCACTGGCTGCGTTAATTCAGAATGGCCCGCTCTGGCAGGAGTTAAGGGCATCTTTGCTGAAGACAATTACCCGAAAAGAAAATGTATTTATCTGTTGGGTGATGCGATTGCTGATTGTTGTAAGTCTCGCATGGACGGGGTGGGCTATTACCCTGGTCTTTTATCTGCTGACCGTTATTGCCTTCTGGATCACCCGTAATCAGATGGCGCAACAGGTAGCAGCATGAACCGGTTGCTGCTGGGTGTGCTGGCGTTATTACTGGCGGCGCTGGGCTGGCAGACGTGGCGGCTGGCTGATGCCAGCCAGACCATCAGCACGCAGGCAAACGAGCTGCAGAGCAAAAGCCAGGCACTGGCAAAGAGCAACAGCCAGCTTATCAGCCTGTCCATTCTGACTGAAACCAATAACCGGGAGCAGGCGCGGCTCTATGCCGAAGCAGAACAGACCAGCGCACAGCTGAGACAACGACAACACCGGATCGAGGAACTGAAACGTGAGAACGAGGATTTACGCCACTGGGCTGATACTCCTTTGCCTGCTGACATTATCCGGCTGCGGGAACGTCCGGCACTCACCGGAGGTGCAGCTTACCGTCAGTGGTTGTCCGCGAGTGACGCCGTGTCGGCTGGAGCAGGCAGCACCGCGCACTAACGGTGATCTGAATGCGTTGCTGGATGAAACGGAGGCCGCCTGGGCGGTCTGTGCAGACAAAGTGGACATGATTATTGCGTGTCAGGAGCGAAACAGTGAACAAACCACAATCCCTGCGCCACGCCCTCAATAAAGCGGTGCCTTATGTCCGCAATAACCCGGACAAACTGCATCTGTTTGTGGATAACGGTTCGCTGGTTGCCACGGGGGCCAGCTCCATGTCGTGGGAGTACCGTTACACACTGAACGCGGTGATTGAGGATTTCAGCGGCGACCAGAATCTGCTGATGGCCCCGGTTTTGCTGTGGCTGAGGGATAACCAGCCCGATGCCATCAATAACCCGGCGTTACGGGAAAAGCTATTCACCTTTGAGGTGGATATTCTGCGCAACGATGTCTGTGATATCAGCCTGAACCTGCAACTGACGGAACGTGTGCTGGTCAGCACTGACGGCAGTGTGTCGAGCGTTGAAGCTATAGCGGAACCTGATGCACCTGAAGAAATGTGGACGGTGAAACGTGGCTGAACTGCAGAAGGTGGACGACTGGCTGAGTGCCTTGCTGGCGAATCTGGAACCAGCCTCGAGAAGCCGCATGATGCGCCAGCTGGCGCAGGAACTTCGCCGGACACAGCAGCAGAATATCAGGATGCAGCGCAACCCTGACGGCAGCAGCTATGAACCGCGACGGGTAACAGCACGCAGTAAAAAAGGCCGTATCAAACGTCAGATGTTTGCAAAGCTGCGCACCACAAAATACCTGAAAACTGCCGCCAGCACCGACTCTGCCAGCGTGCAGTTTGAAGGCAAGGTGCAGCGCATTGCCCGCGTTCACCATTACGGCCTGCGAGATCGCGTCAGTCGTAAGGGACCGGAGGTGCGTTACGCAGAGCGTCGCCTTCTGGGTGTAAATGATGATGTTGAGGCAATGACCCGCGACATGATTCTGCAATGGCTGGCGGGGTGATCTTTGTATCAGTACTGATACAAGTTGCAGCACTGCCGCCTTTCTTTCCCTGATGGCAACCTTTCCCTATGAACGCACAATTAACCGAAATCATGCGCCTTATCACCAACCTGATCCGCACAGGGGTAGTCACCGAAGTGGACAGGGAAAACTGGCTTTGCCGGGTGAAAACGGGCGAGCTTGAAACCAACTGGATCAGCTGGCTGACGCTGCGTGCCGGGAATGCCCGTACATGGTGGCGACCATCGGAAGGTGAGCAGGTGGTGCTGCTGAGTCTGGGCGGCAATCTGGAAACCGCCTTTGCGCTGCCCGCTGTCTATTCGAATCAGTTCGCACCACCGTCGACGTCGGCGGACGCCTGCGTGACAGAACATCCTGACGGTGGCTGGTTTGAATACGAACCCGCCACCGGGCGCTGGTATGTCAGGGGCATCAAATCAATGGTCATTGAGGCTGCTGACAACATCACCATGAAAACCAGTGAGTTTGTACTGGAGGCTGACCGCACGCGCATTAACAGCGAAGTGGTGATCAATGGTGGCGTTACCCAGGGCGGCGGAGCGATGAGTTCTAACGGGATCGTGGTTGATGCGCATCAGCATACTGGCGTCCTGAAAGGCGGCGATACAACCGGAGGCCCGGTATGACGCTTTATAGCGGGATGAACAATACCAGCGGCAAAGTCATTACTGATATTGATCATCTGCGCCAGTCGGTGCGGGACATTCTGCTGACACCGCAGGGTAGCCGTATTGCCCGCCGGGAATATGGTTCCCTGCTGTCGGCACTGATAGATCAGCCACAAAATCCGGCATTACGCCTGCAGGTCATGTCGGCAGTGTATGTGGCGCTGAGTCGCTGGGAGCCACGGTTGACGCTGGATTCCATCACCATCAACAGCAATTTTGACGGTTCAATGGTGGTGGAGCTGACCGGGCGGCGGAATAACGGTGTGCCTGTGTCCCTTTCCGTATCAACAGGAGCAGAGAATGGCAGTGATTGACCTTTCGCAGTTGCCTGCACCGCAGATTGTGGATGTGCCGGACTTTGAGACGCTGCTTGCCGAACGCAAGGCAGAATTTGTGGCGCTTCATCCGAAAGATGAGCAGGAAGCAGTGATCCGCACGCTGGAACTGGAATCTGAACCCGCCACTAAATTGTTGCAGGAGAACGCTTACCGTGAGTTGCTTCTGCGCCAGCGCATTAACGAAGCCGCGCAGGCGGTGATGGTGGCTTACGCGATGGGCGGCGATCTTGACCAGCTCGCTGCCAACTACAACGTGACACGCCTGACGGTGACGCCTGCTGATAATGATGCTGTGCCGCCCGTTGCAGCTGTGATGGAAAGCGATGAAGCGTTGCGCCTGCGTGTGCCTGCAGCCTTTGAAGGGCTTTCTGTTGCGGGGCCAACTGCAGCTTATGAATTTCATGCCCGAAGCGCCGACGGTCGGGTGGCGGATGCCAGTGCAACCAGCCCGGCACCTGCAGAGGTGGTGCTGACTGTCCTTAGCCGCGAAGGCGATGGAACTGCAGAAAAAGACCTGCTGGACGTGGTGGAAAAAGCTCTGAACAGTGAGAACGTCCGCCCGGTGGCTGACCGTCTTACGGTTCGCAGCGCAGAAATCATCCCGTATCGCGTGGAAGCCACCATTTTTCTCTATCCGGGACCGGAAGCAGAGCCGGTAATGGCAGCGGCAAAAGCCAGTCTGCAGAAGTACATTGCCAGCCAGACGAGGCTTGGCCGGGATATTCGCCGTAGCGCCATCTTTGCTGCTCTGCATGTTGAGGGTGTTCAACGTGTGGAACTGGCTTCTCCGCTGGCGGATGTGGTCCTGAACAAAACACAGGCGGCATCATGTACGCAGTGGAGCGTAACCAACGGAGGAACGGATGAATAGTCTGCTGCCACCGGGTTCAACTTCACTGGAGCGCCGACTGGCGCAAACCTGTAGCGGGATTTCTGATTTGCAGGTGCCGCTGCGTGACTTGTGGAATCCGGCTACCTGTCCGGTCAGCTTCCTGCCTTATCTCGCCTGGGCGTTCTCTGTGGATCGCTGGGACGAGGGCTGGACAGAAAGCGTCAAGCGCCAGGTGGTGAAGGATGCTTTTTATATTCATCAGCATAAAGGGACCACCAGTGCCGTGCGGCGGGTGGTGGAGCCGTTCGGATTCCTGATCCGCATTATTGAGTGGTGGCAGACCGGAGAAACACCGGGCACGTTTCGCCTGGATATCGGCGTGCAGGACCAGGGCATCACTGAAGATACCTATCTGGAACTTGAGCGACTGATAAGCGATGCCAAACCATGTAGCCGCCACATGATCGGCATGTCCATCAATCTGCAGACCAGCGGCCCGCATTGGGTGGGAGCCGCCAGCTATCTTGGCGAAGAAATCACGATCTATCCGTATATCAACGAAACGATTATTTCCGGTGGCACCGCGCATGAAGGCGGGGCGGTCCATGTTATTGACACAATGAGAGTGAATCCATGAGCACAAAATTTTATACCCTGCTGACGGATATTGGCGCGGCGAAACTTGCCAGCGCCGCCGCGCTCGGTGTGCCGCTAAAAATTACCCATATGGCGGTGGGCGATGGCGGTGGAGTATTGCCAACGCCGGACGCAAAGCAGACGGCACTGGTAAATGAGAAACGCCGGGCTGCGCTGAATATGCTTTATATCGACCCGCAGAACAGCAGCCAGATTATTGCCGAACAGGTGATCCCTGAAAACGAGGGCGGTTGGTGGATACGTGAAGTGGGTCTGTTTGATGAGTCCGGGGCATTGATTGCCGTGGGCAACTGCCCGGAAAGCTATAAGCCGCAACTGGCTGAAGGTAGCGGGCGCACTCAGACCGTGCGCATGGTGCTGATTACCAGCAGCACGGACAATATCACCCTGAAAATCGACCCTGCTGTAGTGCTGGCAACCCGCAAGTATGTGGATGACAAGGCACTGGAGCTGAAGGTGTACGCGGATGATCAGATGGCAAAACATCTTGCCGCACCGGACCCGCATTCACAGTACGCGCCAAAAGCCAGCCCGACATTTACCGGAACCCCCAAAGCGCCAACGCCAGCGGCGGGGAATAATACCACGCAGGTTGCGACCACTGCGTTTGTACAGGCGGCACTGACGGCCCTTATTAATGGTGCGCCAGCCACGCTGGACACGCTGAAAGAAATAGCCGCAGCCATTAACAATGATCCGAATTTCAGTACCACCATTAACAATGCGCTGGCACTAAAAGCACCGTTGTCGAGTCCGGCACTCACCGGAACGCCAACAGCCCCCACGGCGGCGCAGTCGGTCAACAATACACAGATTGCCACTACGGCTTTTGTGAAATCGGCGATTGCAGGAATGGTGGGTTCTGCACCTGCTGCACTGGATACACTGAACGAACTGGCGGCGGCACTGGGGAATGATCCGAACTTTGCCACGACAATGCTTAATGCGCTGGCAGGTAAACAACCGCTGGACAATACGCTTACCAATTTGAGTGGAAAGGATGTAGCTGGTCTTCTCACATACCTTGGTTTGCGAACAGCTGCTAAAGCTGATGTCGTAGGAACAGTATCTCAGTCAGGGGGAGTTCCGACCGGGGCAATTATTGAGAGAGGATCTAACTCAAATGGTGAGTACACAAAATTCGCCGACGGAACACTAATCTGCTGGTTTACCAGGTCGGTCGAATCCATAACAAGTAACCCTAGTGGTGGAACGACAAACCTATATTTTTCCACTGAATCTGTGTTCACTTTTCCTGCAACTTTCGTTGGCACCAGGCCAGCCGTAGCACCTTCTGCTCCACTATCAACAGGTGGTACATCATCGTGGCCTTCCGTTCGCGGTAGTTCACTGACTGGGACGTCACTGGCGCTGATTAGCAATGTGCAAAATGCAGCGGCATATCTTGGATATACAGCAGTTGGGAGATGGTTCTAATGAAAGCAATCTTTACCCCGCAGCGTTCTGATTACGTCATGAAAGTGTCGGCAAACGGTGATGTATTAACGATTGAAGTTGATGATGTTGCCGATTCATTCGATTTTAGCATCCTGAATGATGGCGATATCGCGGTCGATTTTGTATCTGTGTTAACCCCCAATCCTGTACTGAATGCCAGAAAGGAGTCAGGAGAGATCATCGTAGAATTAATTGGCTTCTACGGTTCAGATGCAGAAGAGAGTGAAACGCAGATTTGGGAGGTGATGTTAAATGGGTAGTTTCACGGTAATAACCGCAAAAGAGTCCGCTATCAGTGCGGCAGAGAATAAAAAACGTCTCCTGATTAATGAAGCCACTGAATATGTCAACAGTAAGCAGTGGCCCGGTAAGGCGGCTATCGGCAGACTTAAAGGTGATGAACTGGCGCAGTACAATCTGTGGCTGGATTATCTCGACGCGCTGGACGCGGTAGACACCTCCAGCGCGCCGGATATCAACTGGCCTACGCCTCCGGGGGGACAGGCCAGTTAACGTGTTCCGGGGCGGTTGTGACATCGACCACTTTAACCTCATTTTTATAGGCCAGCCACGCTGACAACTTCGCTCTGTTGGCGTCGCTGATTTCACCGAGCATCAGTTCTGTTCGCCAGTCCAGCATAACAGCGTCAGCATGGGTCAGTAGTTGCTGGCGCATCTGTTCAGCGGCAGAAATCAACTCCTCCCGCGTGGGTGGCGGCATATCCACCCACGCAGGCATCCCGTCAGCCCCCACACCAATAGTTTTTCCTTCCGGTGGCTGTCCGGTAAATTCGGCTGATACTTCATCAGAAACATCGATGCCATTCTCAGGCCACATTCCTGCCGCTTCGTACTCGGTTTTAAGCACATAAGACAGCAAGAGGTTATTTTTTGCATCCCATATAAATCCAGAGGTACGCAAAGGCACTGACACATCTTCAACATTAGTGTTAGTTGTCATGATTAAGCTCCAATAACAAGAAAGACCGCAGCAGAAGCATCGGGATTTGCTGAACTTCCGTTATCTCCACTTACAAGTGCAGTGGTAGCGCTAAGTCCTGAAAGAGTAACGCTTTCACATGACGTGACAATTTGTGCAAATGTCATCTTTGTACAAAAAGCCCCCCACACAGTATTTGGGAATGGAGTTGGGTAAGTAACAGGGTTAACAGTCGCAACGCCGATATTTTTTGAGTTAGAAATATTGCGTCGAAACACCTGAATAATTAGGCCATTTGGAAGTTTGACTAAAAGATTGTCAGAGCCAATACCGGTTAGCACAAATGATGACATATCTGGTATCTGGTTCGCGCCAGTTCCCACGTTCCGTTTTGCGGCTTCTTTCAAACCAACGTTTAAGAAAATGCAGAGGTAACAGCTAACTGGCATCATCTCCGGTTTTTATTCAGGGGGATGATCATGCTTATTGGCTATGTACGCGTGTCAACAAATGACCAGAACACCGATTTGCAACGTAATGCACTGAATTGCGCGGGATGTGAGCAGATTTTTGAGGACAAAATCAGTGGCACTAAGTCCGACAGACCGGGGCTGAAAAAACTACTCAGGACACTATCGGCAGGAGACACGCTGGTTGTCTGGAAGCTGGACAGGTTGGGGCGCAGTATGCGGCATCTTGTTACGCTGATAGAAGAGTTGCGCCAGCGTGGTGTGAATTTCAGAAGCCTGACTGACAGTATTGATACCAGTACCCCAATGGGCCGTTTCTTTTTTCATGTCATGGGTGCCCTGGCTGAAATGGAACGCGAACTGATAGTTGAACGTACCAGGGCAGGGCTGGCTGCAGCTCGTGCCAAAGGCAGAGTAGGTGGACGCCGTCCTAAGTTGACCACCGAACAGTGGGCACAGATTGGGCGTTTACTCGAGGCCGGAGAATCAAGACAGCGTATTGCACTGATTTTTGATGTAGGCGTTTCTACCATTTATAGAAAATTTCCGGCAAATAAGATCAATGAATCCCCCTGAATCAGCATTATGTTGATTATCCCTGCAAGCAGACAAATACCGTTATTTTGTGTGAATAACGACACAACTGCGCTTAGCTGTTTGTCAGGCACAATCACTTCAACATAGGGCGAAGCCTAATCCAATCAGGAGGTTCGCCACTATGGCTCAGGATTACCACCACGGGGTGCGCGTTGTTGAAGTCAACGAAGGCACCCGATCTATTACCACGGTGAGCACCGCCATCGTGGGTATGGTCTGCACGGGCGATGATGCCGATGCAAAAATGTTTCCTCTTAATAAACCCGTGCTGATCACTGATGTGCTGACTGCCAGCGGTAAAGCGGGTGAGTCAGGTACTCTGGCCCGTTCGCTGGATGCCATCGCTGATCAGGCAAAACCCGTGACCATTGTTGTGCGTGTGCCGCAGGGTGAAACGGAAGACGAAACCACGACCAATATCATCGGCGCAGTGACTGCTGAAGGTAAAAAAACAGGTATGAAAGCCCTGTTATCTGCCCAGTCACAGCTCGGCGTTAAACCGCGCATTCTCGGCGTGCCAGGCCACGACACCAAGGCGGTAGCTACTGAGTTGCTGAGCGTGGCGCAAAGCCTGCGTGGATTTGCTTACCTGTCAGCGTATGGCTGCAAGACAGTGCAGGAGGCGATCACTTACCGCGAAAACTTCAGCCAGCGCGAAGGGATGCTGATCTGGCCTGACTTTACTGGCTGGGACACGGTGCTGAATGCCGAAGCAACGGCATATGCCACCGCCCGTGCGCTTGGTCTGCGCGCCAAAATTGACGAGCAGACCGGATGGCACAAAAGCCTGTCCAACGTGGGCGTGAACGGTGTCACCGGAATTTCTGCAGATGTGTTCTGGGATCTGCAGGACCCGGCAACCGATGCAGGTCTGCTGAACCAGAACGACGTCACCACGCTTGTGCGTAAAGACGGTTTCCGCTTCTGGGGTTCCCGCTGCCTGAGTGATGACCCGCTCTTTGCCTTCGAAAACTACACCCGCACGGCGCAGGTGCTGATGGACACGATGGCAGAAGCACACATGTGGGCGGTGGATAAACCGCTTAACCCGTCGCTGGCCCGCGACATTATCGAAGGTATCCGCGCCAAAATGCGCAGCCTGGTCAGTCAGGGCTATCTCATTGGTGGTGATTGCTGGCTGGATGAGTCGGTGAACGACAAAGACACGCTGAAAGCCGGAAAACTCACCATCGACTACGACTACACGCCAGTGCCGCCACTTGAAAACCTGATGCTGCGTCAGCGCATCACCGATCAGTACCTGGTGAATTTCGCCAGCCAGGTCAGCGCGTAAGGGGACAACATGGCTTTACCACGCAAATTAAAACACCTGAACCTGTTTAACGACGGGAACAACTGGCAGGGGATCGTTGAGTCGCTGACGCTGCCGAAATTTACCCGCAAATATGAGAAGTATCGCGGCGGCGGAATGCCGGGTGCGGTGGATGTGGATCTGGGGCTTGATGACAGTGCGCTGGACACAGAATTTTCCATTGGTGGTACTGAATTGCTGCTGTTTAAACAGATGGGTAAAGCCACGGTGGATGGCATCCAGCTGCGCTTTACCGGCTCTATTCAGCGTGACGATACCGGGGAAGTGCAGGCCGTGGAGCTTGTCGTGCGTGGACGTCACAAAGAAGTGGATTCCGGCGAGTGGAAGACGGGCGAAAGCAACACCACCAAAGTGACCAGTACCAACAGCTACGCGAAGCTGACCATCAATGGTGAGGTGCTCTATGAAGTGGACCTTATCAACATGGTGGAAATTGTGGACGGTGTGGACCTGATGGAAGCGCACCGCAACGCCCTCGGCCTCTGATATATCTGAACGGCGCGGGATACCGCGCCAGAACCCAATTGACAGGACAGCAAAATGAGCGATAAGCAGACTGAAAAGACCATTCAACTGGATACCCCCATCAAGCGCGGTAAAACAGAAATCACCGAAATTGTGCTGCGTAAACCGCAGTCCGGTGCGCTGCGCGGTACACGCCTGCAGGCCATTATGGATATGGATGTAAACGCGATGATGACCGTGATCCCCCGCATCTCCAGTCCGGCACTGACTGCACAGGAAATTGCAGAGATGGACCCGGCAGATCTCACTGCCATGTCGGTTGAGGTTGTCACTTTTTTGTTGAAGAAGTCGGTGCTTGCCGTTTTACCGACAGCCTGACGGTTGACGATCTGGTGGCAGATATCGCCACCATTTTTCACTGGCCGCCATCCGTTACTGACGTTATGCCGCTGACCGAAGTGCTGGAATGGCGGTATAAAGCGATTCAGAGAAGCGGGGCCAACGATGAGTGATAACAACCTGCGTCTGCAGGTCATTCTTAATGCGGTTGACAAGCTCACCCGCCCATTTCGATCTGCGCAGGCCAGTTCAAGAGAACTGGCTGCTGCTGTCAAAAAATCCCGCGATGCAATAAAGCAGCTTGATCAGGCCGGGAGCAGTCTGGACAGCTTCCGAAAGCTGCAGGCAGAAAATCAGAAATTAGGCGACAGGCTGAACTATGCCCGCCAGCGTGCAAATTTGCTCAGTCAGGAACTGGGAGCGATGGGGCCGCCTTCGCAACGTCAGATTGTTGCTCTGGGCCGTCAACGGCTGGCTGTTCAGCGCCTGGAAGAACGCCAGAAAAAGCTGCAGCAGCAGACGGCGCTTGTGCGTGCTGAACTGTACCGGGCGGGAATTTCTGCGAAAGACGATGCGGGAGCAACTGCCCGTTTAGCCCGTGAAACATCACGTTATAACCAGGAACTTTCGAAACAGGAGGCGCGGCTGAAGCGACTGGGGGAAGCCCAGCGCAGGATGAATGCAGCGCGTGCCAGTTATGCCCGTTCGCTGGAGGTGCGTGATCGTATTGCAGGTGCCGGAGCCACCACCACGGCTGCAGGGCTGGCAATGGGTGCGCCAGTGATGGCGGCAGTAAAAAGCTATACCAGCATGGAAGATGCCATGAAAGGTGTGGCAAAGCAGGTCAATGGTCTGCGTGACGATAATGGCAACCGCACTGCACGTTTTTATGAAATGCAGGATGCCATCAAGGCTGCCAGCGAACAGTTGCCGATGGAAAACGGTGCGGTGGACTTCGCTGCACTGGTTGAAGGTGGTGCGCGCATGAACGTCGCAAACCCTGACGACAGCTGGGAAGATCAGAAACGTGACCTGCTGGCCTTCGCCAGTACGGCAGCAAAGGCGGCAACAGCCTTTGAGCTGCCAGCGGATGAACTGTCAGAAAGTCTGGGGAAAATCGCCCAGCTCTACAAAATCCCCACCCGCAATATTGAACAGCTCGGTGATGCGCTGAACTATCTGGATGATAACGCCATGTCGAAAGGGGCAGACATCATTGATGTGATGCAACGTCTGGGCGGTGTGGCTGACCGTCTGGATTATCGTAAAGCGGCGGCGCTGGGTTCCACCTTCCTGACACTGGGCGCTGCGCCAGAGGTTGCAGCCAGTGCAGCAAACGCGATGGTGCGTGAATTGTCCATTGCCACCATGCAAAGCAAGAGTTTCTTTGAAGGGATGAATCTGCTGAAACTCAATCCTGAAGTGATTGAAAAGCAGATGACGAAGGATGCGATGGGAACCATCCAGCGCGTGCTGGAGAAGGTAAACGCGCTGCCGCAGGACAAGCGCCTGTCTGCCATGACTATGTTGTTTGGTAAAGAGTTTGGCGATGACGCGGCGAAACTGGCAAACAACCTGCCGGAACTGCAGCGTCAGTTAAAACTGACAGCGGGCAATGATGCGCTTGGCTCCATGCAGAAAGAATCCGACATTAACAAGGATTCACTTTCTGCGCAGTGGTTGCTGGTCAAAACCGGAGCGCAGAACACCTTCAGCAGCCTGGGCGAAACGCTGCGCCAGCCGCTGATGGATATTCTGTACACGGTGAAAAGCGTCACGGGGGCGTTGCGTCGCTGGGTGGAAGCTAACCCGGAACTGACAGGCACACTGATGAAAGCATCGGCTGTTGTGGCTGCGGTTACCGTCGGCCTCGGCACCTTAGCGGTGGCGCTGGCTGCAGTGCTGGGGCCGCTGGCAGTGATCCGTCTGGGATTCTCTGTGTTGGGTATCAAAACGTTATCTTCCGTTACGGCAGCAGTAACTCGAACCAGCAGCGCGTTGTCCTGGCTGGCTGGCGCACCACTGGCACTGCTGCGACGCGGGCTTGCTTCATCGGGCAACGCCGCAGGTTTACTTACTGCGCCGTTGTCGTCTTTGCGCCGCACGGCATCACTGACGGGAAATGTCCTGAAAACTGTAGCAGGTGCGCCGGTTGCATTTTTGCGGTCTGGATTATCCGGTTTACGTGCTGTTGCTGTGATGTTTATGAATCCTCTGGCGGTACTGCGCGGTGGACTGGCCGCCGCAGGCACGGTGCTGCGAGTACTGGCATCTGGTCCACTGGCGATGCTGCGCGTTGCCCTGTATGTCATATCTGGTCTGTTAGGTGCTCTGCTCAGTCCGATAGGTCTTGTGGTTACTGCACTGGCGGGCGTGGCGCTGGTTGTCTGGAAATACTGGCAACCCATCACCGCATTTCTCGGTGGCGTGGTGGAAGGATTCAAAGCGGCGGCAGGTCCCATCAGTGCAGCGTTCGAACCGCTTAAGCCCGTGTTCCAGTGGATTGGCGACAAAGTGCAGGCGCTGTGGGGCTGGTTTACTGATCTGCTGACGCCCGTTAAGTCGACCTCTGCCGAACTGCAGAGCGCAGCGGCAATGGGGCGGCGATTCGGGGAGGCACTGGCGGAAGGGCTGAATATGGTCATGCATCCGCTGGACTCCCTGAAATCCGGCGTTTCCTGGTTGCTGGAGAAGCTCGGCATTGTCAGTAAAGAGGCCGCAAAGGCAAAACTGCCGGAAAGCGTGACGCGTCAGCAACCTGCGACGGTGAATGCAGACGGTAAAGTGATGATGCCATCGGGTGGTTTTCCATCATGGGGATATGGCTTTGCGGGGATGTATGACAGCGGCGGGTATATCCCGCGCGGGCAGTTTGGCATCGTCGGTGAAAACGGGCCGGAAATTGTTAACGGCCCGGCAAATGTGACCAGCCGGAGAAATACAGCTGCACTGGCTGCCGTTGTTGCCGGAATGATGGGCGTTGCTGCCGCGCCAGCAGAGCTTCCACCGTTGCACCCCTTGGCACTTCCCGCGAAAGGTGGAGAAGCAATTGTGAGTCGCGCAGCCACTGTGCCGCTCGTTCAACGGATTGAGGCACCGACGCAGATCATCATTCAGACGCAGCCAGGACAAAGTGCGCAGGATATTGCGCGGGAGGTGGCACGCCAGCTTGATGAACGTGAACGCAGGCTGAAGGCAAAAGCCAGGAGTAACTACAGCGATCAGGGGGGATACGACGCATGATGATGGTGCTGGGATTGTACGTGTTTATGCTGCGCACCGTTCCGTATCAGGAACTGCAGTATCAACGCAGCTGGCGACATGCGGCAAACAGTCGGGTAAACCGACGTCCGTCCACGCAGTTTCTGGGACCGGAAAACGACATGCTGACGCTTTCCGGTGTTCTTATGCCGGAAATAACAGGCGGCAGGCTGTCGTTGCTGGCACTGGAGCAGATGGCAGAACAGGGGAAAGCATGGCCCCTGATTGAAGGCAGCGGCACGATTTACGGCATGTATGTGATTGAGGGACTGAATCAGACTAAAACGGAGTTTTTCCGCGACGGTATGCCGCGCCGGATTGAGTTCACCCTGTCGCTCAAACGAGTGGATGAATCCCTGTCCGATATGTTCGGTGATCTCAGTGCGCAACTGAATAATCTGCAGGACACGGCAACGTCTGCCTTAAGCGATATCAGTAAAACGGTGGGAGGGCTGCTATCGTGAATTTCAGCTCTGAACTGCTTAACAAAGGCAACAAAACTCCCGCATTCAGCATCAGTATTGAGGGCAGGGATATCACCACTGTGCTGGATAACCGCCTGATGAGTTTGACGCTGACGGATAACCGGGGCTTTGAAGCGGACCAGCTTGATCTGGAGCTGGATGACGCTGACGGAAAAATCGTGCTGCCGCGCCGTGGTGCGGTTATTACGCTGGCGCTGGGCTGGAAGGGGCAGCCGCTTTTCCCGAAAGGGGCATTCACAGTGGACGAGATTGAACACACTGGCGCACCGGACCGCCTGACTATCCGGGCGCGAAGTGCTGATTTTCGGGAAACGCTGAATACCCGCCGTGAAAAATCGTGGCATAAGACCACCGTCGGGGAAGTGGTGAAGGAAATAGCCGCGCGGCACAAGCTGAAGATGGCACTGGGTAAAGACCTGTCGGATAAGCCCGTGGAGCATATAGACCAGACTAATGAGAGTGACGGCAGTTTTCTGATGCGGCTGGCGCGACAGTACGGTGCCATCGCGTCGGTGAAAAATGGCAATCTGTTATTCATCCGGCAGGGGCAGGGCAAAAGCGCCACTGGTAAACCTCTGCCAGTGATCACTATCACACGCAAGGACGGCGACAGTCACCGATTTACCCTGGCAGATCGCGGAGCCTACACGGGCGTAATTGCCAGCTGGTTGCATACCCGCGAACCTGCGAAGAAAGAAAGCACCACGGTGAAGCGTAAGCGCAGAACTAAGAAGCAGAAGAAAGAGCCGGAAGCGAAGCAGGGCGATTACCTGGTGGGTACGGATGAAAACGTGCTGGTACTTAATCGCACTTATGCCAACCGGAGCAACGCTGAACGGGCAGCGAAAATGCAGTGGGAACGCCTGCAACGCGGCGTTGCGTCATTCTCGCTACAACTGGCGGAAGGGCGGGCAGATCTTTACACGGAAATGCCAGTGAAAGTTAGTGGCTTTAAACAACCGATAGATGATGCGGAATGGACCATTACGACTCTGACTCATACCGTCAGCCCGGATAATGGTTTTACGACCAGTATTGAACTCGAAGTGAAGATTGATGATCTTGAAATGGAATAAAGTGTCCTCAATATTGATATTTTGTGTATCATTACAATGATTCTGATAGCAAAGGTAGGGATCTGGATATGATGAATTGTCCAAAGTGTGGTCATGCGGCACACACAAGGAGCAGTTTTCAAGTAACTGAAAGCACCAAAGAGCGTTACTGCCAGTGCCAAAATATTAACTGCGGGAGCACTTTTGTTACCCATGAAACAGTGGTCCGGTTTATTGTGACACCCGCACTGATTGCTACTGCTCCTCCACATCCATTGCCAGGTGGTCAGGGGCATATGAATTTTTGAGAAAGAGAACCTGCTACGGCAGGTTTTTATTCATCTGGGATCTCACCCGTTTCAAGAAAATGTATAAAGCCAGGCTCATCTATGATGATTGTGCCTTTCATCCTGGCTGCCGATACTTTTGATGGGCCTGCATTGTAACCGCAACAGAGCATCTGAAGGCTTTGGGTTACAGAGGTTCTTACCGTTAATCCTTGTTCATTCGCCTTATCAACCAATCTTTCTTTATCTGCTTTCTTAAATCCGGTGAAACACACATCGAATGTATTTTTTTTCGGACCAGACTGCTTAGTGAGATGTGAGTAGTTTTCGGGGAGGAATGACGCGCATTCCTGAATGGCTTGTTCTGGTGAATCGTACTGTTTAAGAATGCGGTCTTTTCGGAAGGTTTTTATTCGATCGGTGTTCTTACAAATGCCCTGTATATGATTTTCGCTATAACTGATGCTCTGTATTGAGTGAACTCCGATACGACCATTTGCATTGATGTAAACAAAGTGAAGTTCTTCCAT